TTAGCAACAGATGGAGGTGGTGGTTCTGTACCAAGTGGTGGAAATATACCTACAGCAGGAGCTTCTGCACCTGCACCTGAGATGATGTCGGGAGCATTTGAATTAGGAGGTGGTCAAGCACCAGAACCTGTTAAAGCGTATGTAGTAACAGATGAGATGTCAGACAGTCAAGACCAATTAGCAAATATTAGAAGAAGGGCTACAATATAAAATCAAATAACTAACTTTAATATCTATTATATATTATGAAAAAGAAAACCTCCATTGTAGAATTAGTAATTTCAGACGAAAACGAAGCTTTAACTATTGACGCTATTAGTTTAGTTACTTCACCTGCCATAGAACAAGACTTTGTTTATTTCAATAAGTCTAAAAACAACTTAACTTTTGCAAAGGTAGATGAAGAAAAAAGAGAATTAATTTCTCCTGCTTTAATTCCTAACAAGCAAATATTTAGATATGACCCTAATACTGATAGTGAATATTATGTTTACTTTTCTAAAGAAACAGTAAAAAAAGCTGCTTATAGTTATTTAAAACATAACAATCACCATAAAGCAACTGAGCAACATACTGATAGAGTTTCAGGAGTTCTTACAGTTGAAAGTTGGATAAAGGAAGGAGAGCAAGATAAGTCTAATTTATACGGCTATAATTTACCTGTGGGAACTTGGTTCGTGAAGATGTCCGTAACCAATGACGATATTTGGAGCAAGATAAAATCAGGCGAACTTAAAGGATTATCAATCGAAGGGTTTTTTGTAAACAAGATGGAAAAAATGAGTGAGCAAAAGCCAACAGATGAAGAAATATTGAAAGCATTAAACGAAATAATTAACCAAAATCAAACAAACTAAATACTAATCTATTATATACTATGGAATTAAAAGAACAAATCTTAAAAGCACTCGGACTTTCTTCAGAAGTAAAGTTTGAAGTACAAGCAAAATTAGTGGACGGAACAATTATCGTATCAACAGCAGACGCTTTAGCTGAGGGTGCAGATGTAGCCGTTTTAACTGAGGACGGAACTACTATTGAATTACCAGTTGGTGAGTATGAAACAGAAGATGGTGTTACTTTTGTAGTTGAAGAAGCAGGTGTTATTGCTACAATCGGTGAAGCTGAAGTAGTTGAAGAAGAAGAAGCTCCTGCTGAAGAAGAAGTGGTTGAAGCAGAAGAAGTTGAAGCAAAGGAAGAAGAAGAAACATCTAAATATGAAGCATTAGAAAAAAGAATTGAGTATTTAGAAAGTGTTATTGAAGAAATGAAAGGTGGTGCAGAAGTAGAAGAAGAATTGTCAGAAGAAACTACTGAAGAAGTAGAAGAAACTACTGAGCCTTCAGAAAACCCTAGAACAGTAACAACTAAGACTACAGAAGTAGTTGAATTTTCAGTAGAAGAATTAAAAGCTGAGAATGAAAAACTAAAAGAAGAATTAGCTAAGAAACCTGCTGATACATCTTTAAATACAAATAAATTCAGCTCAGAAAAAAGAAATGTTACTAAGCAGGATTTAAGAAGAATGACAGCACAAGAGAAATACTTGTATAACTTATATAATAATTAAAAAATAAATAAAAATGGCTTTAACGACAACAAGCAACTACGCAGGAAAGGCGGCAGGATTTTACATCAGTGCAGCTTTAAGACAAGCAAACTCTATGGAGTTTTTGACAATGATTGAAAACATCAAGTATAAGAGTAATATACAAAAAATGGCAGGAAGTGCCTTAGTAAAAGACGCTACTTGCGACTTTACAGGTGCAGGAACTTTGGCAATGACAGAAGCGGTACTTACTCCAAAAAATCTACAAATTAACACAGATTTATGCAAGTCCACATTGTTGGATTCGTGGGAAGCAACACAAATGAGAGCAGGAGCAGGAGCACCACCACCTGCAAGTTTTGATGACTATGTAATTTCTTACATTGGTGATATTATTGCTAACGCAACAGAAACTTCTGTATGGACAGGTAATGACGCAACAGCAGGTGAGTTTACAGGTTTTGTAGGCGGAGGTGTTGGTCACTTAGTAACTGACGCTACTGTAGTAGATGTAGCTAACGAAGGGGGTGCAGGTACAGCTTTTACAGCTGCTAACATTATTGCTAACTTACAAGCGTGTACAGCAGCTATCCCAACAACAGTTTACACAAAAGATGACTTATATATCTATATGAGTCCTAAATCTTACAGATTATACATTTCAGCTATTTCTACTTTAGGATATGTTAATGCTTATTCTATGAATGGAGATTATGACGCAGTATTTGAAGGAATCAAAATTGCAGTTTGTAATGGTCAGAAAGATGATGTTTTAGTAGCAGCAGAAAAATCTAACTTATTCTTTGGGACTGACCTTTTGAGTGATATTGACGGACCTAATATCAAATTAATGGATATGTCTAACCTAGACGGAAGCGACAATATGAGATTAGTTTGTCGTTACTCAGGAGGTACGCAAGTAGGTATAGGTGCTGATGTTGTACTAGTATCATAATAAAACAAATAAACGGGAGTGGTGTAAAAACCATTCCCTTAACCTTTTAAAATTTAAAAAATGGCATGTACAGTACTTACAAAAGGGAGAGGGTTAGATTGCTCTAGAAGTTTAGGAGGCGTCAGAGCTGTATTTTTTGGTGTTTATGACCAATTCAACACTCCTACAGATGGAACAGGAATAGTAGTAGCTTCAGGGCAAGTAACAGATATTGAAATGGGTACATCAACAGGTCTTTACAAGTATTCTTTACCTAAAGGAACGGCAAGTGTTACCGAAACAATAAATGGTTCGACAGAAGCAGGAACGATATACTACACTCCTTCTATTACAATTCAATTAAACAAATTGACAAAAGAAGACCAAAACGAATTAAAAGCTTTAGCACAATCTAAGCTTGTTGTATTTGCAGAATTAAACCAAAGATTAGCAAATGGACATAATGTTATTTTAGCTTTAGGTGTTAAGAACGGTATGCACTTAAATGCAGGTACAAACGCTTCAGGAGCAGCTTGGGCAGACAGAAACGGTTACGAATGGACACTTGACGGAATGGAGCAAGAGCCAATGTCAATGGTTGCTGACTACACTACTAATCCTTTTGACAATGGAGCATTTACGAATGTATCAATAACGACTTCTTAGTAGTCTTTATCATATTTTCTTGATTGGGGTGGGCTTTGGCTCACCTTTTTCTTTTACAACAAAAACAAACGACATTAATTTCTATTATATAGTAGAACTAAAATCAAACAAATGGGAGCTTGTACAAATTTGAGTAGGGGTAGGAAAATCGACTGTACTAGAAGTGCAGGAGGTGTAAAGAATGTATATCTAGCAAATTTTGAAGATATTTTAAACATCACAGTAACATCAAGTGAAGTTACAGTTTTTTCTTGTAGAGCAGACTTATATAAATATGCTTTACCAAAAAGGGGGGGAAGTGTAGCTGAGGTTTTAAATGCAGATGCAGGAACTTTAACTGCTTTATATTACACGCAAGGACTGACTATTTATTTAGATAAATTGAGTAAAGAAGACCAAGACGAATTACATAGGTTAGGGCAAAGTAAATTAATAGCTCTTGTAGAATTAAACCAAAGAAATGCAGCAGGTCACAATGTAATTTTATGTCTAGGGATAAAAAACGGATTAAGACTAAATTCAGGAAATAATGTGTCAGGTGATAATTGGTCATCTGCTAATGGTTACGAATGGATTTTAACAGGTATGGAAAAAGAGCCAATGGCAGTATGTGAAGATTACACCAACACACCTTTAGATAATACTAATTTTTCTTATAAATCAATTATTACTTCATAAACAAATAAATACAGTAAATTTCTATTATATATTAGAATGATACAACTAACTTATAAATCAGCATATTCATTTAATGTTACAACAGAAGATGTAAGAATAGATACATCTGTACCAAGTTCTCAGATAAAGCACTTGTTTAAGTTTACAAATGATATGAGTGGTCGTGTTAAATATGCTTATGCTCGTACTGAAATTATAAACGATAGATACACTTCTATTGTATTAACACATAGCACCTCGCAAAGTGTAGTTTCAGGTAGAATAAATTTCGTACCTAATGGATTTTGGAAATATGAAGTTTACGAGGTTAGTTTTAATGGCACTCCTGTTATTAGTTTAACTACAGTACCTTTAAGTGAAACAGGAACAGCAACTGACCAATCACAAGTATTTGGTACTGTAAAAGGTTGTGTTGAAGTAGGAAAGTTATTTGTAGCAGAAGAATCAGGAGAAGAACAAGTACAATACACACAAAGAGAAGAACCAAGTTCATCAAATTATATATATTACGGACAATAAAAAAATACAAAAATGGCAATAGAAAATGTACAACAATTATTAACAGAGCAACTAGGTAAAAACGCAGGAACGGAAGTGTTTACAGGAGCGGTAACCAGTAAAGATTTTTATGCTGTTTACTTCCCTGTTGAAAGCGCAGTAAGTGCAATTACAGCTTCAGGAGTAACAAATGTAACAGCACTTCAAACGACACTTCCTGCGGGAACAACATTGCTGATGGGAATACAGGCTATGACTTTGACTAGCGGAATAGCAATAGGATATACAGAGTAATATGTTAAAACTAGGTTTAGGTTTAAGTTTATCTTCAATAAAACCGCAGGGTGTTTGGTCACCTACTGATGAAACAAGTCTTGAAGCGTGGTATAAAAACAAAGAAGGAATTACTTTAAACGGTTCTGATGTTTCTGCTTGGGCTGATAGTTCTAGCAATAGTCATAATATGGTACAAGCCACAGCAAGTAAACAACCTGCTTATAATGCTTCTACAGGTGCTTTAACTTTTGATAAAACTGCTGCACAGAGTTTACAAACTACTAGCCAAATAAGTATAAGTGGTGATTTTACTGTTGGAGTTAGATTAGACCCTTCATCAATAAATGTAATTGTACTAGGTGATAACACAATAAACAATGAATTTTTTAAACTAAGCAATAGCAGTACATTAAGGTTAAAAACAGACACAGGTTCAAATTTTATTGATATTACTGTAAATGATGGAGATTTAAGTGCTGACAATTATTTAGTAGTTACACGAGCATCTAATTTAGTTAGTCTTTATGTAAATGGAACTTTACAAACTGATACAGAAACTTTAGCAGGTACAGTAGATATTGATGCGATAGGAGTAAGAAACCCTGATGCTAATCCTTATGATGGAATTATAAAAGAAATTCAAATATACGACAGTACAAGTGCAGCACTTACTGCAAACATAAATACTTATTTATCAACTTTATAAAATGGAAAATATTTTAGCAATAAATTTAGCTTCATCAACATCACCTGTAATTCAAGAGGTAAGAGGTCGTGACTATATAGAATACGGAACAGATGAATGGAAAAACTTATATCCACAGTTCCTTATAGACTTATACTATAATTCCTCTACACACGCTGCTATTATAAACGCAACAGCAGATATGATTTCAGGAACGGATATTATAGCATTAGAAGATGATAATTTAGAAGCCTATGTAGGTCTTAAAAAGTTCTTAGCAAATGCAAATGGAAGTGAAAGTTTACACGAAGTAATTAAAAAAGTAGCTTTTGACTTTAAACTTCAAGGAGGGTATGCTCTTAACATTATATGGTCACAAGATAGACAGACTATTTCAGAGATACACCACATTGCTGTAGAACGAGTTAGAGCAGGAAGACCAAACGAATTAGGAAAAATAGATACTTATTTTGTGAGTGCTGATTGGGCAAACATAAGAGAAAACGAACCACAGCCTGTAGCAGCGTTTAATGTAAACGATAGAAGCACACCTAGTCAATTGTTATATACAGGCTCTTACAGCCCTAATATGGACATATATCACACTCCTGACTACAATTGTATGAATTGGGCTTTAATCGACCAAAGAGTGGCGGAATTTCACCTAAATAACATCAACAATTCCTTCTCGGGAAGTTATGTATTTGCCTTTAATAATGGCATACCTTCAAGAGAAGAAAGACAGCAAGTAGAAAACAGTATAACGGAGAAATTTACATCTGCTTCAAATGCAGGGAAATTTTTACTAAGTTTTTCAGATAGTAAAGATAATTCTCCTGAAGTTACTCCTTTAAATACATCAAATTTAGACAAGCAATATTTAGCACTGCAAGAATTATTATTGCAAAACATTTTAACAGGACACAGATGTACAAGTCCTATGCTTGTAGGTATTAACTCAGATAATGGATTTGGTTCAAATGAACAAGAATTGAACAGTGCTTTTGAAATATACCTTAATACGGTTATAAAACCATTCCAAAATAATATCTTAAAAACTTTAAATAAAATCTTAACAGTAAATGGTATCAACTTGCCTTTAGAGTTTGTACAGAGCAAACCAATTACAACTATGTTTAGTGTTGAAGATATGAAAGAGGTAATGACGGTTCAAGAAATTAGAAAGGAAATGGGATTGCCTGAGTTAAAAGAAGAAGAAGAACAAAATTTTAGTAAAGTAGGAATGGTTGATGGAAAGCCTGTATTTAGCACAATAGAAGAAGCTGAAGCACACGCAAAGAGTATAGGCTGCTCAGGGTATCATACTCACGAATATAACGGAGAAACGGCTTATATGGCTTGTAAAGACCATTCAGAAGCAACTGACCTTACTAAAATGACTGAGCTAGAAAAGTTCATTGATGAATGTGGTGAAGATATGCCTGAAGATTGGGAATTAGTAGAAGAAGAAGTGGTAGATGGAGAACATCAAGACTTTAATTTTGAAGAAGTATTAAATGAAGCAGCTAATGAAAAACTAGAGTTAGCTTCAACAGGCACAGCAAGACCTGATTCTAAAAGTTCGCAAGATGGTGTAAATAAGTCATACAATGATTTTTATAAAGTAAGATATGTATATACTAAAGATAATTTTTTAAGTCAAAAGGGAGAAACAAGAGAATTTTGCAGAATAATGATGGCTGCAAAAAAAATATATCGTAAAGAAGATATTATAAGTATGGGTAATAGAGTAGTTAATGCAGGTTGGGGTAAAGGTGGTGCTGATACTTATTCTATTTGGTTAGCTGACCAAGCTGAAGATTGCTGTAACTCATTGAAAGGCAATAAGTTAGAGCTTTACAAAGGAGGTGGTAACTGCCATCATTTTTGGTTAAGGCAAATTTATAAAACATCTTTAAGAGGTGCAAAAGGCAAGATAAATTCTAATCAATTAATATCTTACACAAAAGCAAGAAGTGAAGGTTTTACTGCTGAAAAAAACGATAATTTAGTAGCTAGACCACCTAAAAGAATGAAGAATAACGGATTTATTAAAAAGAGATAATTATGGCGTATGTATTATTCATAAGTGAAGATAAATTAAAGGATAGCACAGCTATTAATGGAAATGTTGATGTGGATTTCTTACTTCCTTATGTAAGAATCGCACAGAAAATTCATTGTGAGGATAAGCTTGGCACAGACTTGTACCAAAAATTAGAAGCTGAAATAACAGCAGGAACTTTAGCAGGAGCATACAAGACTTTAGTAGATGAATATATTGGGGACTGTCTTCCATCGTGGGCATTTCATATGTGCATACCCTACCTTAGATTTAAAACGGAAAATGGTAACATTTATTCTAAGACTTCAGAAACAGGAAACGCTTTAAGTACAGAAGAAGCTCAACATTTAAGGGAAGAGGTAAGAAACAATGCAGAATATTTTACAGAAAGGATGATACAGTATATCACTAATAATATTGGCAGCTTCCCTGAATACAATACTAATAGTGGCGCTGACATTTCTCCTGACCAAAATGCATACTATAACGGAATGAACCTTGAAAGACCAATGAAACAGGGAACTAAACTTACTTTGAGAAACTTTTTAAATGCTTCTGATTAATGAAGAAACACTATAAACCGAAAACTAAAAATATTACTAAGCTAAAGACTTACTTAGATAAAAAAACAAAACAAAATGACAGAAGTAAAAGATACTCTACAAGTAGGGTTAGCTAACAGTTCAG